TTTGATTGATGCTTGACCGTTTGAATACTCAAGCTTTGCGGTCAGGTCAGTGGGTGGGACTGCTTCACGAACTGTGAAACGATCTTTTGGAATCGCAATCGGCAGATCATTATCGACATAGCCGTATTTGCTGTTGTTGTATTGGATTGCCTCAACCTGATAGATCAAGGGCTCAACTTCCGCAACTGAAACGACCCGGTACGTTGCAGCCTGCAGGTCATCCCATTCGAGAACCCACAACGCTCCAACCTGTGAATCAACAATGCCACTCAGTTCAAAACGAGTTGTTGTGCCGTCTGTGCTGACATAACGCGCGAAAATAGTTTCACCGGCTTGGGTGAGAAGCGCATCGCCCTGCGTTTGGGTTTCCAGCATTCCGCCGCCAATCTCAAAGCCGCTTTCGGCTGAGCTAATGACGTTCAGCACCTGAAGCTTGGGCTTCACGCTGGTCGTCCCATCCCCGTTGGTGATTGTTTCGCCGTTAGGGACAACAAGTGTCAACGTGTAATCCGTTGTCGGGTTCAAAGTGAGAACCGCGTCAATCGTGATGAACTGACCGTCAATCGCCTTGATTCGACCACCCAGGCGTTGACCTTGACGAACTGGGTCGGCAATTTGAATGATTTCACCGACACCTGCCGCTAAACCTTCTGCCCCGATACGGAAACTTACCTTGTCAGTTTCGTAGCGATCACTGAACAACGTGTGCTTCGCTGCACGCAGAGCCTGACCGCGAGATGTAACACCAAGTAGACGCAGATCAATAGGGTTGTATCCCAGCTTCTCTAGTAGTTCGTCATCCTGCAGATACTCCGTCACCGTTGAGTAGACCTGATTGGGGTCGTCCCAGTTGGCAAGAACAACTGTTTTGCGTGCTGCCCTAGCTGATCCGGTGTAGGTGAAGCATGGTGATGCAACTTCACCGTTCTCGGCAACATCCTGAATGACGTTGGCTTCGCTGAACTGCTGGACCGGAAGTGAAGCACGATCCTGCGTGACGTACAGCTGCCCTTCGCTGTAATACACCAACCCACGGAAGCATGACGCCAGTGCATTCAGCACTTCATAGACGCTGCCTGGATTTTGCAGGTAGACGTTGCAGGTGAAGCGGGGCTCCGTTCCACCGGCACCGTCAGGGACTAGCTCGTCGCAATACTGACTGACCGTGTAGAGATACCACGGATCGATTGCGATTGAATTGATGTAACGCCTGACCCCGAACCTCTCGTTGACAACGATGTCACGAAAGATCCAAGCTGGGTTATCGGTCCATGCTATCTGGAACGTTCCATCCCAGAGGCCGGTGTAAGTTCGAGTTGCAGCGTCATAGTTCGATGGAACCTGTACGCGCTTGCCGCGCAGCTTCACCGAAACGTCAGGGATAGTGTTGAACTGACGTGCGTCAACCTTCAGCGCGACCAGCGCAGTCGCGGGATACGCAAACTTTTCGTCAACAATCTCAACGTAGCTCTGCCATGCAATCGCGTTAGAAATTAACGAACTGCTGCTATCTGCCGTTAGCCTTTGGACGCGGATGTTCCACGGTCCCGTTCCAGTCAGATCAAATTCGTAGGCACGCTGAAATTCGCTGTTTGACTTTCCTGTGATAATTGGGTCGATGACTGTTGTGTAGGGACCGCCGTTTGAGTTGAACTCAATCTTGTAACGAACGCTTGTGCCCGTAATGTCGCCTGTTTCTGCATCTTGGGCTAACAGTGCAGGATGCGAAATAATGACACGACAACGCTCAGTATCTAAATCGGTAATCGTTCTAGTAATCGCGCCAGCGGCTTGGGTGACGGGGATGTTTACGCCGACGGTGTTTTCGGTCTGACTGAATCCGGTGATTGGTGTCTGGGTTTCGTCTTCCCCTAAACGAGAATCGAGAACGTAACCCACATAGTTTTCTGACCCGTCAGGGTTTTGAATTGGAACGCCGTCTAGGTAAACGTCCTTCTCAATGCTGTTTGGGAAACCTTCTACTTCACCTTCGGACAGTGCGTAGACGCTTTTAGCGAATGCAACTGAAAATAGGTTGTTCGCTTCCTCAACGGGTTGGCGCGTTGGGGACTGAACAATGATTGTCTGTTTGACTTTTGGGCGTTTTTGCTTGCCACCGCCAGCACCGCTGACTTCAATGTCGGGGGTCTGGTTAAAGTCGTCCATCACAGTCGATTCTGCAGCTCAAGACCAAAGGAAAGGATCGGCAGATCACCGATGATGCGTTCACCGTAAAGCACGGGAACAACCTCCCCTTGCACTGTATTCGCGTTTGACTTGTCGAACGTGAACGAGTTCTCTTGCTCAACGTCGTTACGCCCTGTTTTTGAACCACCAAAGCCGCCTTTGACACTTGGCAACTTGGGTGTTGGCGTCAACAGATCTGCTACGCCGCTGAAGATAAGACCTAAACCAAGAGTACCTGCAGCAACGGAAAAGCCCCCAAAAAAAGCAGAACCGCCAGCGGTAAGCGCACCTGCCCCCAAACCAAGGAAACCGCCACCCAAAGGACCAAGAACAATCGCAGCTGCAACCAACGCAACACCTGCAACAATCTTTCCAACACCACCGCGACCTGCCGGGATCGGCGCAAGCACCATTCGCTTGCTCATCGGCCACAACAACTGCTCCTCGTCCAACCCGTCAGCGTGTTCAGTCACGACGCGCCAGGCAACACCTTTCTCGCCGGAATCCAACAGGTACTGACGCAACGCTGGGATCTGAACGCACAATGCACGCAACGCTTCAGCCGGGGTCTTCACCGCAAGCTGAAAACGACGACCAAAACGACGGCCAACCTCACCCAACAATCGGATCGTGACCATCAGCTACCCCGTCGCACAACCATACAGGTATTATCGCGGAAATAACCGCTGTAAGACATCACCTCAGACTTCCGATTCACAAGGTGCTGAAAGATCTTGTTCGATGCAGGATCTTCAAGTACGGCAACGTGATTACAGGTGTGGTCGTTGCGGATTTTCATCATCAGCACATCACCTCGTTGCAGGTCAGCAGTCTTCGGGATCTGCACAAAACCTTCTGCAGCAAAGTTCTCTTCAAAATGGGTGAACCCACGCTGAGACCACTCACCCTCGTACAGCCTTTCATAATCACCCATCTGCACACCCATCTGCTGTGAATACCAGTCCCGCACTGCGGAATAACAGTCATAGCCGCCGTACATCCAGGGTCGTCCCAGCAATCCAGATGATTGGCGCGGATCAAAATAGAACAGCTCCGACCCAGCGCAATTCCATACGGCGTAGGGCAGGTTCAGTGCTTTGGATGCGTTGACATCCGCGAAACTTAGATCTGCGTAGTCGGCGTGGCTGTGCCAAGACGCAACGGCATCGTCAAGGTAAAGCGCAGTCTCTGCCGCACTGATGACAAACGTGTCTGGTTCGGTAGCCGTGTTGGTGCATTCAACGACAGAACCATCACTGAGCACGAAACCACAAGCTTCGGCAGGGTGCGCTGCCTCTGCATACGCACGGATTGCCGTCTGCTGTGCTGTTGTAATCGGGTTTGAGTAACTAGAAAGCATGATCAACCCACCGAATCAACAAGGCCAGGGAAACCGCCGAAAGGTAATCGGTCCCCATCACCAAAACGCAGCCTGCAGCTACTGAGACGCTTGCCGCAAACATCATCGCCTGAACTCGCAACAGCCTGATCATTTGCATTGAAGTAGTCGGTGCCGGTGTAATGGCACCCAATACTGCTGCGGTAAACCCACTGACACTGCTCACGCAGAAGACGACGACCCGGCAACGTCCTGCCTTCTAGATCGAACGGCACCGCAAGCTGAAATGAAATCGCAAGCTTGTTCTCGCCGGACTTCTGCTCAACAATCCATTCGTCTGGTCCCCAGTAAGCATTGGGGTCCGCACCAGGCTCACCGTCAAGGTAGGTGGTCAGCGTGCGGATACGTTTGACCGTTGCACCAACAAGGTCGTCGTAGGTGTTGGTCAACGCCGTGATGCCAAGACCGACGTTGGCAAATGTCAGTGTGGGGCGTGCCAGCTGACCGGACGTGTTCAGCTCGAAGCCGTTGGACTCAAGAGGCAGTGCGGTGTAAGTGTCTGTTTGATAAACGATGTCGCTGCCGTTGGTCTGCGTCCAGTTGCAAAAACGATAGATCGCTTGGTCGGTCGATCCAGGGGGTAGCAGGATGGTGATGTCAAGCGTGAACAGATCAACGATCTGCGGTAGCTGAGTTTTATACGTCTCAGCGTTGGGCGGTGTTTGAGTCACAGATACACCCTCGTCAGCTCAAAACTTAGGCTTGCGTGCTCAGGGATGTCGCGGTTGATTGTCCACCCGTCTGACAGAAGAAAGGTTTTGGCGTTTTGCGCCAAGGTGATCTGCAACACGGTGTCGTCGGGAATGGTGACGGATGTGATTAGACCCGTGGCAAGGTTGACGGTGTAATCCGTGGGGCGCGTGTAGCCGTCTACTGTCAACGATGACAGATCCGTGTAACCAAGGTTCAGCTCACCAGTGACGACAGGGCGTGCAAATGACTTCTGATTGTTTGGCGGTGTCCAGGTGATCGCTTGGCCTTTCAATGACAGCAGGTAGCTTTCGATTGAGTAAACCTCGTCGATTGGCATCGTTACTGTCTGGCAGCTCCAAGTTTCAAGGTCGCGGTTTAGTCCGTCGGTGAGAACCTGGCTGTAGCCGTCACCAAACTGAGCACGTTGAATGCGTTGGCGTTTGGTTTCGACAGTTGCGAACGACAGCGGAATGTCATCAAAGGCGATGTAACGCATTACAACATTCCTCCACTACGGCGCTCGTTCGTCAGCGTCGAAAGCACAATGCCCTGGACCTGATTCGCAAGTTGCTTTTGCGCTTGGGGACTCAACTGATCGCCCGTGTTTTCTACTTTGATATTAATGGAACCGACCTGGACGCCACCGCCGCCCATCTTGTCGTTGGGCACGATGGTTCCGCTGGAACGTGGCACGAACAACTCGGGACCACGCTCGCCAACGATGTAGGACTTGCCGCTTGAAACCGGTCCACCGTTGGCCCTAAGACCTCCGCTAAGAAAACTGAAGAAACCTCGGTCATCACCACCGCCCAGAATGTTGATACCAGCTCTAAACGCTAATTGAGCAAATAACCTAAACGTGTCACTTAGGGCTTCGTTCCAGTTTTGAGTATCGGTAATTAAACGTTCAAACATGTTGCTTAAAGACTGACCGGCGTTATTCGCTGTGTCAAGTAGAGTCTGTTCTATAAATTGCTGCTGTTTTACTTGCTCGCGTAAAACATTTCTCTTTTCTATTTCTGCTGCCACTGCTTCTCGTGTAAGACCAGGCGCAGCTCGCCTAATACGTTCTATCTCTTTTTCCAGTAAAAATTCCTCTTTTTTACCGTCTAATGTCGCTTCAAGTAACTGGATCTCATCATCAAGAGGTTTTAACGCTTGGTACGCTGTAGCGGTTTTACTCAGGGCATCACTCAATACTGCATCCAATCGTTCCGCCGCCGAAGCTCGCTCATTTTCTATACGAAGCTGTTCACGAAGTTCATCTGTAATACCCCTGAACTTTGTAATACGCGCTTCGGTGTCAATCTCTTTGTTTCTAATCTCAAAAAGCGTTTTCTCAAGATCGGTTATTTGTGTTAGTACAAGCTGCCTACGCTGCAAAGCTAAGAGGAGTTTGAACGCTTGCTCGGTATCGTCTTTGGCTGTTTTCCCTTTAATTGATTTACGGTCTGCATCTGTAATCGGAATGGTTGCTGTAACTTCAGGCGCAAATTCCTTGCGAACCTGAGCTAGCGCCTTTTCTTGGTTTGAGAAAAATTCTCCTCTGGCTTCTGCGGCTGCTCGACGTTTTGCCGCACCTCTTCCTGTCCCGAAACGAGCTTGTCCGGTTAATTGTTGGAATCGGGCTCTGGCCTCGGCTTCTCTTGGGCCGAGATCAGCAAAAAATGCTTCGCGACGTTGCGCTCCAGTGACTGCACCTAGTACCTGATTGACGATGTTAAGGAAGCCGGTTAGCGGACCTGCGATTAGTCGTTGCAGTTGAACAGTAAGCTCACCCCACAATCGCGTAGTCTTATCTGATTCGGCACCGAGATTTTGTAGCGCAATAACACCGTTGTTTCCAATCTTGTCTACTAGCTCTTTTGTGAGTA